TACCTATATAAGTTAAGTTATTTCTTGAACGTCAGGAGTTCTTGCAACTTGCGTAAGAAATCTATTATGATTTGCATACTTAAATACACGTAACCCTTGACCACCATTAGCATCTTCCCAACATTTTCTTTTATGACTACAGTAAACACACCCAATAGCAAGCTTCCTGTTACCAGACATACCATCAGCAACGTCACTATAACATTTAACAGGTGGTTTACCATCTCGCATAACATTTTTAAGATGTTTGACCCTATCTTTTGCATTAATCATCTCCACAGAATGTACTTTAGTTAAACAAATCTCACCATTTTGTTTATCAATAGCAAGAAAAGCAGCTTCATCTACACCATTACCTTCAGCATAAGCTGATATCTGAGGTATGTAACCAAAAGGGTCATCAGTAGACAGTCTATTTTCTTTAAACTTTAAAAAACTTTTACCAGAAGCACTCTTACAATCAACAAGAACATCATCTATAAAACAATCTTGATGTCCTTTAACTCCTTCAATGTCTATTTCTTTTTGTTGACCTGTAACTTTATGTCCTGCTAATCTAGAAAATAAAATTAATACTTCTTCTAGTAAATGACCATAGAAAAATTTAATTCTAAGTGAAGGACTTAAAGTTGTTTTCTTAACTTCTAAATTATTATCATACCATAGTTGCCTATCTGGTTTACCTATAGCTGATAGTCTTAAACTTCTTTTACTATTATGTTTTTCTTTTAATAAAATCTTTATTGTTTCTGCAACACCTTCAGTAAAAGAATTTAAATGTTTATCTAAATCTTTTTCATCTATATTATTTTCTGTGTTTAAATCAAACAAAGAATATATATCATCTACTAAAGTATCTATATTTTTTTTCATATAATTAAATATGGCAGCAGAAATATAATATAACTACTGCCATAGTCCTTTATTTAATTGTTAAGCAAACGATACTTCAGAATCTTCCTTAGCTACAAAGCCATCAGGAACTACATCAAAGGCATCTTCCATATCATTTTGATAAGGTATTAAGTTAGTTACCTGTACAGCTCTTAAGTCTGCATTAGTACCAGACCTTCCTTTGAACTCCCATTGATAAGTAGAGTACAACACACTAACTTCAGAACCATTACCTATTAATGTATCCTTCATGTTTCTCTTTTGAGAATCCATAAGAGTAGGTTTGGTATTAAAGTCACCATTCTTTCTTCTTACGTTTCTTTTAATGCTAACAAAGTCTCCTCTGTCATCACCTTTATTTTTAATAGTTAGACCATCAGTCTCAGCTACCTTTTTATTCTTAGCATCTAAACTAACATCTATACTGTATACTCCATCACTATCAAATGTAGTGTTTGGATTTACTATTGAAGCCCAATAGGCTTTTCCCTGTATTACGGACATATAAGTCTCCTTTCATTGTTAAAAATATAATTATAGCATACATCTATAATGTATGTCAAGTCTTTTGTTTAAAAGCTTTTATAACGTCTGAAGAAAAAAGCTTTTGTAAATTTAATAAGTACATCCTTGATGCATTATTATCTCCCCCTGATACCGACTTCTTTTTATCTAAGTTTTTTATTATCCTCCTTAAATTATCTGTGTTAAAAACTAATGTTGCAAATGTTTCTTTACCAATACAAAGATTATGAAACCAATAGTCAGATGTTGTAGCATCTATTCCACTAGGTTTACCATAGCTTTGATATTCTATTGCTATGTTACCTGTTCTCTGCCACATATCTCTTTCTGATTTAACTTCAATCTTTTTATCTTGTAACATATCAGCTACATCTTTTTCTCTTACCTTACCATACTGTAAATCAATGTCAAACTTTTTTCGATTATCAATACTAGGTTCTAGTGAGTTTCTGCCCATGTTTTTCCTACCTTATATTCGTTATCTAATGGACAACGCATTTGTAATTGCTTCTCAGTATCTTTCATAGCATACTTAGTTATGTTACAAAATGATTGCACATCTTTATTTACAACTTCAAATTGATATTCATCATGTACACTAGCTACTAACTTCACATCTAATTTAGATGCATTAGTTCTTTTCATAATGTTTACCAACCATAACTTACACACTACAGCTCCTGCTCCTTGTATTAATGTATTAAGAGCTGAGTGTGGACTACGTGTACGCAATAACCTCCCATCAATGCCTTTTATGATACCATGTTTTTCAGCAGTGCTAGTTACAATATCACGTACACGTTTAAGTGAAGGCATACTCTTAAGAAATCTATCTATCAGTACCTTCCCTTCCTTTGAACCTCCTCCAACTACTTGTCCTATCTTAGCAGGACCTGCACCATACATAAAAGCATATATAAATGTCTTAGCTTGGTCTCTATCTGTAAGACCTGCCATCTTCATATTATGTGTATGTATGTCGCCATTTAGTAGGGTCTCGGTAAACTTATTATCATTCATTAAATGAGCAAGACATCTTAGTTCTAGTCCACTAGCATCTGTACCCACTACAGAATGAGTTGTTGTATTACCTACTGTCCAACAGTCTCTACATTCCTTACCATAAGGAGACCTTACAGCAGGTATCTGAGCCATATTAGGACTGTTGTGTGCCATTCTACCTGTTACAGTTTTTAATGTCATTACTCTACCATGCACTCGACCAGTTTTATCGTTAAATAATTTTATCCATGACTTGATTTGTGCAACACGTTTTTGTAATAAGAAAAATCTTAAAAACTTTTTAGCTTGTGGCATATCTATAGTAGCTAATACTTCTTCATTAATAATTACATTACCTTTGTCTGTATATTTCTTAGGCTTCCAACCAATATTCATAAGTCTATCAGCTATCTGCTGTCGTGAACCTATATTAAAAGGTATGTGTTTAGTCTTTGTCTTTAGTTCTACTTTTGTAGGCTCAAATTCTTTTAATGACCAAGCTTCTAACTCTTGAGCTTCGTCTGATAGTTGACCAAGTAATAGCATAGCTTTTTCTATATCTAATGCAAAGCCATTCTTTTCTTGTTGGTCAATGATAACTCTAACCTGATGTTCTAAATCAATAGAAGACCTAGAAAAACCTTTGCCTTCTTTCTTAAGATAGTCATATAGCTTATGTGTTATATCTACATCTTGCATACAGTATCTTTTTAATTCTTCTGTGTACTTTCCAAACGATTCTATATCACCTTTAGGAAACTTAAACCTGTCTCCCCAAGCACGTAGTCCATGACCACCATCTCTTATTGGATTAAATAATTGTGATAGTATTAATGTATCTAATACCTGTGATGGTTTAATAGACGTGCCTAGTAATCTATTCATTACAGGTGCATCAAATGATAAGCCATTGTGCATAATGTATTGGTCAATATCTTTAGACCAATTCTTAAACACATGCATATTGCTTGGGTCAAATACTGTAGATACATTTGTCTCAATATCTTTAGCAACAATACAGTTTACTACTGTAGCATTTATCTGGTCTGTTTCTATATCAAGCACTACTTTCAAAATCTATCTCCCTTTGTTTGTCATTCTCTTGTTCTTCTTTTGGTAAATATACTAGATGAAAAGCACCACAGTTAGGACAAGTTAAATTTGTTACCATACTATAGCCTTCTTCATCTTCAGTATCATGGTCTCCTCCCCATGTTAATTCTGTATCACAATGCCAACACTTCATTAGAATGGTACCTCCTCATTATTACTATTATTATACTCTGCTTCAAAGGGATTGTCAACCTCTGTTAATCTACCTGTATCTTTATTATAATGTAAGTGAGATGTTACACCTGTCTCACCTGTGTACCTATTCTTTAATATACGTATGACTGTAGTATTAGCTTCATCTCCTTCTGCTTGTTGATTTCTTTCTAGTCCTATTACACTATCAGATAAGTGAGCAATAGACGCAGAACCTCTGAGATGTGACAATGTAATCTCCTTACCATTCTCATGTCCAGAGTCACCTGCAGGTCTACGTAAGTGAGATACAAGTAGTAAACCTATACCTGTTTGTTCTACAAGTGAACGTAGCTTAGTCATCAATACATCAATAGACTTTCTTTCGTCTCCTTCTTCCTGACCTGACACAAGGATAGATAAATGGTCTATAAATATCCACTTACATTCTAATGCTTGTGCCATGTACCTAACTCTAGCAAGTATCTCGTCATTACTAATAGAACCAAAGTGGTCAAAGGCAAAGAACCTACCTGTATCTATAGTATCTTTTTGCCACTTGTCTAATTGTTCTTGTGTATAGTTCTTTCTTATTTCTTTTATATACAATCTAGCATTAGCTTCAACAGACATAATATTAAATGCTGTATTCTTAACACTCTCTTCTAATGCTAGTATGCCTATGTTATGATTCGTATTCTTAAACAAATGATACATAAGCTCTCTCATAATAGAGGACTTACCCATACCTGCACCACTTGTAAATGTTATTAGTTCTCCTGTTCTCATTCCATAAGTTTTCTCGTTCATCTTACTCCAAGGAAACAAACATGTCTCACAGTATTCCTCAGTAAATAATGAAGAACCTAACTGTTGTAGGTTCATAATCCCTGCAGGAGTATAAGGTTGTGCTGACCACCAGGCTTGGTTAAAGGCTTGGCTTTTACCCATCTTTAGGTATTCGTTAGCATCCTTATACTCCAGAGAGACCACCTTGCACTTGTTCGGAGAAAACAATTGAGCAACTTGGTTGGAAGCTTTCCTTCCTTGTTCATCCATATCAAAACATATTACAATATTCTCAAAGCTATCGAGATATTCAAAGGCAGATTTACAATCTCGTAAAGCTCCCCCTGCTCCTGTCTTGATAGAAACAGATGCCCACTTACTACCCATCAACTGATAGGCAGACATAGCATCTACTTCTCCTTCTGTAATAGTAACATACTTACCACCAGAAGGAAATAAATTCTGTCCAAATAATATAGCATCTTGTATAGAACCTTCAGTCCACATTTGTTTTGTAGATGTGTTTCTTACTTTGTTAGCTACATGGTTTCCATTCATATCAAAGTATTCATAGATATGTTTTGTTGTTACTGTACCATCTTTAGTAATCTTTGTCTTGTATTTTTCTGCAGTATCTTTTGTTATCTTTCTTTCTATTATGTCTGCGTACATACCTTCTTTACTTAAAGGCTTTGCTTCTACCACAGGCATAGGTGTTACTGTGTTCATATCTTTTTCCTCTCCAAATCTAGTGTTACAAGAAAAGCAATAGCTGTGTCCTTTTGAGTGTTGTACTTTAGCATCACTCGAACCACACTTAGGACAAGCCCCTCTGTCTAGCCATTTACTTGAGTGCATATTGTATCCTAATTGTTATCGTTTAATTTACTTTCATATAAACTTTCAGCTAAGTCAATGTGTTCTGACATTACAGTATCAGTATCATGTTTAGCTAATCGTTTAGCTTCTGATTCTTCAAAGCCTTCGCTTTTATATTCTCTATAGTATTTCTTGAATAAAGTTTTTTGTTCTTTATCCCATAAGTTTTTAGCCATTAGT